TTGAAGTCAGCAACAGCTAATAGCTATGTGACTTTAGCTGAAGCAGACACTTATTTTGAAACCGTCCCAGATTCAACCACTTGGGATAATAAGACTGATGATCAAAAGAAAAGGGCATTAATATCTGCTACGAGATGGATTGACAGCCTTAATTTCTATGGTGATCGTTGTGATGAAGATCAAGCATTAAAATGGCCTAGAAATAACTATGAAGTTGATGATGTTGAACTTGCTTGTACTGCGATTCCTTCAAGCATCAAATATGCAGAATATGAATTAGCTAGAGCATTAGCAAACGAAACAGATGCAATAACTGGTAACAAAGGAACTGACGGAACTTATGAACAAGTGGAATTAGGGGATATTAAAGTTAAATACAATACTGATAGTCAGGGTGTTGGAACGATTAACAATGTTTTTGACGTTTATCCTTGGTTGCAGTCCTATCTTGGTGCTTATTGTCTTGGCGGAAGTGGCAGCTATCAAGTTCGGGTAGTTAGAGGTTAATCATGGCAGGAGCATTAGACACAGCATTTAAGGCAATCGCCAAGCAGGTTGTAGCTGATCTTGGATCAGCTTTAGATACAACAATTACTTATATTTCTAACTCTAAAGGCAGTTATAATATCTCGACTGGAAAACAGTTGATTTCTAAAACAAGTTACTCAGATATTAAAGTTCCAGTTGAATTTATTCAGGCGATAGGCGATTCTAACAGGGAAGTTCGAGAGGCAAAATTATATATTACTCCTGACCTGATAGGAGATAATCAGCCTACGATGCAAGACGAAATAACATTAACGTATGCAGGTTCTAGCAGGATTTCACAGATCATAGACATTAGAACCTATCAAGGTTCTCAAACCTATTTATTTGTAATTAGGGTCGTATTCTAATGGGAAAAGGCACTAAAAAGGATAAAAGTTATGTCAACATGAAAGCTGACATGATGAGACAAATAACGAATGATTTAAATGAATTCGTAAGGGAGATTCATTTGGATTTATCTAAAGATCCAGGGCCAACACCTGTTTTAACAGGATTCATGGCTTCTCATTGGAAAGCAGGGACAAGACCTATTAGAACGATTGATACCAAAGAAGGCACAAAATGGGACATGGAAACAATGTTAATGGGTGACAGATATGTTTTAAAGAGTGGTTCACCTATTATTGACCCTGTTTATTTTATTAAAGAAAGATTTAAAATTAATCAAAAAATCTATATTGGAAATACAGCAGAATACACTTCTTTTGCTTTAGGCCCACCAGGAGAACCTACTTTTGGTTCAAGAAGAAATGGTATTCCTACTTTTATTCAAGGAAAATTAAAAGCAAAAGTCAGTAAAATATTTACAGATAAAAAACCTAAAATTAATGTTGCTTCAGGCCAATCAACTGCTGCTTTTGGTCGAGAAGGATACACAGTTGATTACACTCAATTATGACTCTTGTAAATGCTAGGGCTGCTATAGAACAGGCAGTTACAGACGCAGTAAAGGATGTAGATCCTACTGTAAAGCTGTTTTATGACAATACAGTTTTTAAAACACCTGGAAAATCAGTCAAATTTGTAGCAATGTCATTAGATTTTGTTACCCCTTCTCTTCAAAATCAAGGTGCTTCTTCTGATTATTATGAAGGAGTTTTCCAATGTAATTTTTACGTTCCAAGAGATGTTGGAAGTTCAGTTTTTTCAGCACTGAGCGAAGCAATTATAGATGGATTAACTTCTGTAAATGCTTCAGATTATGCAGATAAGTTTAGTTGCAAACCTAGAACAACGGACATCGTTGGCCCCTCAGTCAATCCATCAGCTACATCTTCACATTTTGCGGGTTTAATATCTTGCCAGTTTTCTGCTAACTCTTAGGCTATTATGTAAGCAGTTACAAATTGGCATGGCTAGAGCTATTGATCTCCTCCGCAAGAATTTCGGAGTTGGACAACTTTATAAACACGATCTTAAGAAGGGAGATGAAGTCCTTTTTACTATTTATTGGCATCCATTAACGATTGCAGAAAGAGAAGTAATTCAAGGAAAAGGAGCCAACCAAACTGATGATGGTAATGAGTTTGCCTTGAACTTGATGATTGAAAAAGCATTAGATGAGAATGAGAAAAGACTTTTTCAAGATGGAGACAAGCCAGCTTTAAGAAGAGAAATTGAAGCCAGTATTCTTCAAGAGATTCAGTTAGCGATGCTTACATCTGGAACGGAGACGGAGGTAGAAGACGCTAAAGCAGCATTGAAAAGCTGACGGCACTAAATACTTCTTATATTCATTAGCAAAGGAGTTAGGGATGACTGTTAGGCAGTTATCGTCTGAATTAACATGGGAAGAATTAATAGGTTGGTCAGCATATTTTTCTATCAAGAATGAAGAGTATGAGAAAGAAAAAGATAATAGATTAACCAAAAGGCAATAAGAAGGGTAAAATAACTAAATAAGGTTTCTTCGTTATTACAGGTGGCAAAATATAACGTAGATGTCGAAGTTCAAGCAAAAACGAGTGCAGCAGAAAGGAAATTAGATTCGTTAGCTAAAACATTATCTAATTTACAACAAGTAGCGGGAAAAGTTAGCGAGACTTTAAACACTAAAAACGCTTGGAACGCAGGGTATAAGGCAAGTCAGGATCTTGGAAATGTTTTTGATCGAGTTGCTAAAGCAGGTCGAAATGCTGCAACAGCAATTTCAGATGGTTTAACAAAAGCGTTAATTGGTATTACTTCTTATCAAGTTCTTGCTTTAGATACAAATGTTAGAGGTTTAGCTAGTCATCTACCCTTAGTAGGAAAGGCTATTGCTGAAACAACAACTGGGCCTTTTCAGCAATTTATCCAGTCAGTTGGTAGTGCAGACGTAGGTATAGCAGCTTTAACAGTTGGATTAATGGCTTTTGGGCCTCAAGCTGTTGAGGCTACATTTAAAGCAGCAGGTGGTTTATTAGAAGTCAGCAGAAAGGCAGGAAGAGTAACCAAGAATGTTTTAAGTATTATTCCAGGCTTTAAAAAGGTTGGTAATGCAGCGAAGCAATCTAATGGTTCAGTTATTAATGGTTTAGAAGGACTACAGGCAGCACTAAGAAAAGCTCAAGAAGAACAAGAAAAATTTGATAACTCTTTAAGAGGTGCGTCATTAAAAGAATTAAATGATGTCACCCGTGAAGCAAAGAAAACTTTAGAAGGATACTGGTCTATGACTGGTAAGGCTCAGAAAGCAGCAGACAATTACGCTAAAGCCTTGAAAGCTCAAAAAGATGAACAAAGACAAATAAATGATCTTGTTAAAAAAGCGCAACAAGGATTGCCCCTTTCTAAAGCAGAACAAAATGACGCTCGAATATCATTAGCTAATCAAAAAGAAAAAGCTTTATCTGAAGCTGAAGCCCAGAAGAAAGAATGGGCGCATGAGAGAAGGATGCGTCAATCAGAAACGAGAAGGAGAAAGAAACGTCAGGCAGAAAGGAAAGCAGATGACGCAGCAAGAAGGAGGGAAAGACTCCAAGAAGGCTTAATGCTTGGTGTTGGTTTTCCTTTGTTATTCGGAGGAGGGCCAGGAGCCATTCTTGGAGGAGGACTTGGTGCGGTAGCTCAATCTAAGATGGGTGAAGGTAAAGGATTTGGAGCGCAAATAGCGTTAAGTGCGGTAGGAGGTCAAATAGACAGATTGGTTTCGACCATTGTCAAGGGAGCGATGGAAACATCTAAGGCTCTTACGACTGTAGATGGTGCAATGGAGCTAATGGAACAGCGTTCGCTCTTTAGTACTCAAGCCATAAGAGATCAAGCCAGAGCTTTGCAAAAACAAGGTAAAAACACTGAATTAGCAGCATTACTTACAAAAGAATATACAAAGATACTTGGTTATGATGGTATAAGACAAATGCAAGAATTAGCGGCAGAAACAGAAGAAGCACAAAAGCAATGGGGAATTTTAAGGACACAATTAGAGTTGCTTCTTACAGGTCCGTTGACCGATATTATGGATTGGGTAAATACTTTCTTATCAAGAGAGGTCACAAAAAAAGGTTTAGAACAAAGGTTTGGATATTTTGCTGAAACAGGTCAAAAAGACAAGATTAGAGATATGCAGAAAGCTATAAATGAAGCAAGAGATCAATCATTTGGAGGTCGTGTAAAAAGGTTAACTCAAGGGCCAGAATTAGCTGGTCTATTTGAGGTATTAAATGTCCCTACTGCCAAGCTTCAAGAGATACTTTCAAGACCAGAATTTGCTGGTAGAAAAGGATCTTCTGCTGTCATTCCTGACACAATAGGTGGTAAAGGAAAGAAACCTAAACTTACAGAAAAGGAAAAACTAGAAGCCGAAAGACAAAGACTAGAATTGGTATTTCAGTATGGAGAAAGAGAAGCAGCTATAAGAACAAAAATTAAAAAGATTAGAGAGTCTGGAGTCAAAGTTGAAGAAGATGATATTCGAGCAACAATGGAAAAAATAGATCGCTTGAAAGACATGAATGACATATATAAAGGAATAGGACAGACAATCAAAGATGGACTTGTTGAAGGTATTAATGCAGCAATAGATGGAACGAAGACACTAGGAGAAATTGCTTCTAATGTATTTAGACAGATTAGTAATCAACTAATTAGTTATGGAATAAACGCTAGCTTGGGTAGTATTCCTGGTCTAGAAAAGATATTTGGAAGAGCTTCAGGAGGCCCAGTAAAAGGAGGCTCACCTTATATTGTTGGAGAAAAAGGCCCAGAATTATTTGTTCCAGGTTCTAGCGGTAATATCGTTCCAAATCATGCAATGGGAGGAACAAATGTGGTCGTTAATGTAGACGCTTCTGGATCGTCAGTACAAGGTGATGGAGGGCAAGCAGAAGAATTAGGAGGTATGCTGGCAGCAGCAGTTCAAGCTGAAATTGCTAATCAGCAACGACCTGGAGGACTCTTAGCAGGTACACGTTAATGGCAACTTTTAATGATGCGACTGTAGGAACTTCGACTGGGGGTACTACTCCACAATACGGAGTTCAAAAAAGATCTAATCCAAAGAAACGTACAGTTCGTTTTGCTGACGGTTATGAGCATCGGATTTTATTTGGACTAGATGCACATATCAATCCAAAAATATATGCACTGGTATTCAAAGTTTCTGAATCAGATGCCGATAAAATAGAAGAATTTCTTGATGCTAGAGCGTTAGATCAAGCCAGTTTTGATTACACACCACCTGGAGAAGGTTCAGCTTCTAAATTTGTATGTGAGGCATGGAGTAAATCTATTCCTTACCTGAATAGAGCAACTATTTCAGCAACATTTAGGGAAGTATTTGAGCCATGAGCTTAGATCCTATTATTGATAATTTGCAGAGTACAAATCCATCTGCAATTATTGAATTATTTGAATTAGCCTTAGATTCTACGTTACATGGTAGTCAAACTACTATGACGTATCGTTTCCATGCAGGAAGTAATTTAAACGCAAATGGTGAGATTATTTGGCAAAGTAATACATACTTAAGATACCCTGTAGAAGCTAGTGGTTTTGCTTTTCAAAAAGGACAACTTCCTAGACCACAAATAACAATTAGCAACACTTTATCTTTAATGAGTGCTGTAATGTTAGAGGTCAATGAAGTTACTGCTGGTAATGATTTGACGGGTTCAAAAGTAACAAGAATTAGGACATTAGCTAAGTTTTTAGATGCTGGTAATTTTTCTGGTGGAAATAGTGATGCTGCTAATAATGAATTTCCAAGAGAAATTTATTACATAGACAGAAAGGCTGCTGAAAATAGAGAAATTGTTACGTTTGAATTGGCAAGTATTAGTGATCTAGCAGGAATTAGATTACCCAAAAGACAATGCACTAGAGAATTATTCCCTTCTATTGGTACGTTTATTTAATGGATTGGAAAGAAAAGGCTTTAGAACACGCTAAAGAAGAAAATCCTAAAGAGTCCGTTGGTTTGTTGTTAAATATTAAAGGTAAAAAAGTTTATTATCCTTGTCATAATTTATCAACCTATTCTCATCAGTGTTTTATTTTAGATCCAGAAGATTACGTCAAAGCAGATAGTTTAGGTCAGATAGTTAGTGTTATTCATTCTCATCCAAATACTCCAGCAACAGCAAGTGAAGCTGATCGAGTTAGCTGTGAAGCAGGTGGATTGCCGTGGCATATTGTTAATCCTAAAACAGAACAATGGGGCTATTACGAACCAACAGGATACAAGCCAGCATTAAAAGGGAGACCGTGGTGTTGGGGCGTAACTGATTGCTGGAGTTTAGTTAGAGATTGGTATTTAGAAGAAAAGGATATTATTTTGATGGATTGGGAAAGACCTGTTACACCTGAAGAATTTTTAGAAAAGCCTATGTTTGAAGATTGTGCAGAAGCAACAGGTTTTCGTTTATTAAAGCCAGAAGAGAAATTAGAAAATGGTGATTTGTTATTTATGTCAATTATGGGAAAGGGATTAAATCATGTTGCAATCTTTTTAAATGGGGAAGTTTTACATCACCTAGCAGATCGCTTAAGTTGTCAGGAACCATACTCTGAATGGTTGCTAAAATGTACGGGAGGCAGGTATCGGTATGTTGAAAACAATTAAATTGTATGGTGATCTAAAAGAGATCACAGGACATAGCGAATTAGATGCTCATGTAAATAGTGTTGGAGATTCTATAAGGTTTTTATTAATGAATTGGCCTCAACTAGAGGCACACATGAATACACAGCATTATCAAGTTTTAACGGATGGAACAGGTATAGGAGAAGAAGAAATTCATTATCCAGTAGCAAAAGAAATTAAGATTGTTCCTGTTATTGCTGGTGCAGGAGGTAGCACAGGAAAGCTTTTACTAGGAGCAGCTTTAATCGGATTGGCTTTTACTACAGGTGGAGCGTCTTTTGCAGCGTTAAAAGCTGGTGGTATAAAAGCTGCCTTTGCAGGAGCAGGGGTTAGCAAATGGGCCTTTAGTGTTGCAGCGTTAGGAACAGGTCTAGTTTTAGGAGGAGTTACAGATTTGTTGTTTCCTCTTCCAAAACCTCCTAAATTTGAAAACGATCAAGATCCACGCATTTCATTTGACTTTGGTGGAACGCCAAACACCTCCAGAGCAGGAACAACGCATCCAATTGTTTATGGTGAGATAATGACTGGATCGACAGTTATTAGTATGAACTTAACGACTGATCAGGTGACAGCATGACGAAAATAATACGAGGATCTGGTGGTGGTGGTCCTAAGTCTCCTCCTAAACCAACACGTGCGCCTGACACTTTAAATAGTAGGCAGTTTGTAACGATCCAAGATTTAATC